CGCCGACGACCGCTCTCAATGCCGGCTGGACCATCGCGATCGTCCAGGACAACAACAAGACCAATGCTGTCCAGGTCAACGCCACCTCGGGCGGCCATATCCTTTATCCGGGCAGTGGCGCAACGCAGAGTTCGGTCGCGCTCGCCGCCGGCAATTACGAACATGCCGTGCTGCAATACGACGGCGCCGGTAATTTCCGGGTCGTCGCGATCACCCCGGCCAGCGCGGCGGGGCTGGCGATGCCGGGCACCTCCGCGATTTCGCGCTGGTCGTTCCCGGCGGTCAATGACTATGCCGCGACGGTCGCTGATAACGGCAGTGCGATCTCGTCCTTCAACGCGCCCGGCGCCGGCGCAACCGTTACGCTGCCGGCGATATCGACGATTGCCCAGGGCTGGACGATCGGGGTCGCGACCGACGCCGGCAAGACCATGACCGTCGCGGTCAGTGGCGGCGCCGGCGAGAAGATCCTTATACCCGGGACCCTCGGCGCGAAGACCTCGCTGGCGCTGTCGACCAACACTGCCGGCTATGAGCTGGCAATCCTCCAATTCGACGGCAGCAATTTCCGCGTCCTCTCCGCGACCCCGTTGACCGCGAACCTGAACGGCCTGGCGATGCTGATCGGCACGCCTGCCTCGAGCACGGCCGCCTGCCAGACGGGCGCCATGGAGACCGACGGCCTCTACCTCTACTTCTGCGCCGCGCCCAATACCTGGAAACGGTCAGCATGGAGCAGCTTCTGATGCCCCCGAAAGGTGGTGCGCGCATGCCCCTCAATTCCTCCTACACCGGGGCCTCCTACACCTGGGGCCAGCAGGGAATCGAGGCGCAATTCGGCCCCGTGTTCCAGCCCGGACAAGGGATCTTTTCGCCCGGCTATCCGCTGGTGCCGGCCGAGTCCGAGCGGGTGCGCCTCTGGGATTTTCCGGTCGGCGTCAACACCCTCTACACGCCGCGCGCCTATGAGCCGGTGTCGTTCGGTGAGCTGCGCGCACTGGCGGACAGTCACGACATCACGCGCCTGGCAATCGAGACGCGCAAGGACCAGCTCGAAAAGCTCGACTGGACGATCAAGCCGCGGACGACACAATTTCCCGCCGCAGACGCGCGGACACGCAGCGCCCAGCTCGCCGATTTCTGGCGCCGGCCCGACGGTGAGCGGCCGTTCGCGAGCTGGTTGCGCGAGCTTCTCGAGGACTTATTGGTGCTCGATGCCGCGACACTTGAGCTGCGCCGCAACCGTGGCGGCCAGATCATCGGTCTCGATGTCGTCGACGGCGCCACGATCCAGGTGCTGTTCGACGAAACCGGGCGCCGGCCCAAGCCGCCCGCACCGGCTTTCGAGCAGGTGATCCACGGCCGGCCGTGGAAGCTGTTGACGAGCGATGAGGTTATCTACCTGCCGCGCAACCCGCGCCCGCACAAGGCCTACGGGTTTGGCCCGGTCGAACAGATCGTCATGACCGTCAACATCGCGCTGCGGCGCCAGGCGATGCAGCTCCAGCACTTCACCGAGGGTAACGTGCCTCCCGGGCTGCTGACCGCGCCGGAGGGCTGGAATGCCGAACAGATCCGGCAGTTCCAGGAATGGTTCGACGGGGTGCTCGCCGGCAACACCGGGGCGCGCTCGCGGCTTGTCTGGGCGCCGAGCGGGACGAATTATCAGGCCTTCACCGAGGCGCCCTACAAGGACGAGTTCGACGAGTGGCTGGCGCGCATCGTGTGCTACGCCTTCTCGCTGCCGGCGACGGCGTTTACCCGCCAGGTCAACCGCGCCACCGCCGAGACGGCGCAGGAGGCCGCGCTGTCCGAAGGGCTGGCGCCGCTGATGGGCTGGGTCAAGCGGCTGGCCGATCATGTCATCCAGGACCGTATGGGTCAGGCTGACCTCGAATTCGCCTGGGTCGATCTGCGCCCGGCCGACCCGTCCGAGCAGGCCAAATTGCTCGACACCTATGTCCGCGCCGGGATTTACGCGGTCAACGAAGCACGCGACATCCTCGGCTTCGACCCCGTGGCCGGCGGTGAGTTGCCGATGGTCTATGGCAGCGGCGGACCGGTCTTGCTCGCACCGGCGCCAGGTCCATCGGTCAAGCAACCCTGAACCGTTCGACCTCAGCGGAAATCGAACTGGGCTGGCGCCGCCCTGCATCCTCCTCATGCCCCGGCAACCGACGGTAATCCAAACATGACCCACTCTCCGCGCGGCCCCCGGGCGGCTTTCTTGTTAGTCGCCCTCGGCATCACCACGAGCCTCTCGATGGGCTTGACCTGCAGCGCGTCGGCGCAGGGCAAATCCGTCGAGGTTTCGGCCTACCGGCAGCTCGGGGCCAGCGAGACGATGGCCTCGCCCGGCGCCAATGGCAGCGACGCCAGCGCCAACGCGCCGTCGCTCGCCGGCCTGACGTTGCTCGCGACGATCCCGGCGCCCCCCGGGCCGCGGCTCGGTTATCTGATCCAGGCGCAGTGCACCGCCGGCCTGACGGTCGTTTTGGACGATCAGGCTGGCAGTCTCACACCGACGGTCATGGTGCTTGCCGGAGCCGCAGCGAATGGCGGTCAGGGCGGCTCGCTCAGCATGTCGGGCCTGCCGCATACCGGCCGCATCCGGATCTATTCGAACTCGTCGAGCTGCCAGATGGCCGCAAGGAGCTGGTGATGAGGCAGGGACATCTCGCCGCGCTACTGGCCGCGGCCGCGGTATTGACGTTGCCAGCTGCGGCGCAAACTCCTCCGATACAGCCGGCGCCCGGGATGCTGGTGACCGGTGCCAACGGTACCATCACCCCGAGCGGCGGCACCGCGGCGATCACCGTGCCGGCGCTCGCCGGCCGCGTGCTGACGCCCTTGGATTTCGGCGCCGTCGGCGACACGCAGAGGAAGAGCTGCACGGTCACGACGGCTTCGGCGTCGCCGACCGTGACGATAACGGGCGCAGGCTGTGCCTTCACCGCCGCCGACATCGGCAAGAACATCGTCATTTTCGACGCGGGCGCCTCGCTGGCCACGGCGCCCATTGCCTCGGATGCGGTCAACGCCGCCGGCTCGGCCTATACCTCGATTCCGACGATCACGATAACCGACGCGACCGGGGCAGGCGCGGTGCTGACCGCCAACGAGGGGCTGGCGACGGCGACCGTCGCGACCGGCGGGGCGACCTGCACCAACGGCGTCCAGACCTTCACGGTGGACGGCGGGACGAACACGGTTGCTGCGACATTCACCGGCACGGTGACGGGCAACGCGCTCTCGGGTGCCCTCACGCCGGTTATCGCCGGCTCGTACTCGGCCTTGCCTTCGACCACGGCGGCAACGGTCAGCGGCGGGGGTTGCGGCACCAAGCCGACGATTTCGAACACATGGTTGCAGGTCACGCCGACGCTCGTCTTCACCGGCTACAACTACACCGCACCGACCGCGGCCTATTCGGCCGGCAGCGCGACGCTCTCAAACCCGGTCCTCGCCACGGCAGGGGTCAACCCGCTCGCCTCGACGATCAGCAACGTAGCGGGCACGACGCTGACGCTGGCGGACAATGCAAGCCAGACAATTACGGCGACGGCGAAGCAGGTCACCTGGGGTCACGACGACGCCACGGCGATCAATGCGCTGCTCAGCGCCACCGCGAAGGGCACGGGCGGGGCCTATGCCTACGCCTATTTCCCGCCGGCGCCGGGTGGTTTCTGGGGATCGACGGCGGCATTGAACATCGCGGTCGGCGGGTTCCCTTCAAAGATCGTCGGCGCGGGCCGCACGCTGTCCACCGTCGTCGCCCTCGGGCCGATCGCCGAGCTGGTGTTCCAGAACCAGGCGGCGCAGGGGGCGATCCAGGACATCACCTTCGACGGCAACAAGCTGACCACGGACGTGGCGATGCTCAACTGCATCTCCTTCGCCCATCACGCCAATGTGGCCTTTATGAACCCAGCGCCATATGGGACGAATTACGTCCTGGGAACGGCGGGGGGATCATCCTGCAACAGCAGCGAAACGATCAATGTCTTCGCCGGGATTTCGGATGATTTCTATGCCGGCGCCGCCGATCAGCCGCTCTACAACGTCGAGATCAACCAGACCGACAGCCAGCACTTCGGGATGTTCGCCTTTGGCGGGCTGGCCTCCAATATTCATGTCAACACCGGAGCCAACAACACTGTTCTGATCTCGCCGCACGCCTATACGATAAACGGCGCGGCCTCGGCGGCGACGACGCCTTATCTGCTCGACGCCTGGGGCAGCTTTTACGACCTTCGCTCGGATGGGGCACAGCAGAATGCCGTCCAGATCAACGCCTCGAAAACTCAGGTATTCGGCGGCTCGACGGTCAATCCGTCGACGACGGCGAATGGCGTCTCGGTCGCGGCCAGTCTCAACAGCGTCATCGTCGAGGGCTACGATTGCAGCAGCCACGCGGCCCCCTCGACGCAATGCCTCGTGCTCGCTTCGCCGGTCGGCGCGAATTTTCACGGCTTCGCGAACGTCGGGGCGACGAACTACAACCCATTGCCGAAAGCGCCGAACGCCGCGTCGGTGATTTTGGGAACGGGTGCCGGAGCCAATTTGACGGTCGCCACCGGCAACATGACGGCGCTGGGGATCAACGCCCTTGCCGCCAACACGACCGGTACGGCGAACGTGGGAATAGGAGATGGGGCGGGCGCGGCGGCTGCAACAGGCAGCAACGGCGTCTATGTCGGCGGCTTCGCGGGCGGCAAGGTATCCGGCGGCAGCGGCAACACAATTGTCGGCGAGGGCGCCCTGAACAGCGGCGCGTCGAATGTAACGGCGGGCGGCTGGACCGTTGTGGGCAACGGCGCGTTTAACCTTGTGCAAGGGAATACCGTCGCCGGCGCCGGCCTCGGGGCGAACGTTTGCAACAAGCTGACCACGGGAGCCCGCGCTCTGTGCCTCGGAAACAACGTCGGCAGCACGACTCTGGCGACCGGGAGCGACGTGGTGCTGATCGGAACGAACAGCAGCATTGACGCGCCCAGTTCGTCGACGAGCAACTACATCGGTATCGGCGCCGGCAGCACGGCCATCTGGTCGGCGACCGGGACGGGCACGCCGACAACGGCAATCGAGACGTTCCACGGCAACATCCTCTTGCCCGAGGTCACGACCGGGACGAACACCGACTTCGTGTGCATGTCGTCGGGCAACAAGCTGACGCTCCAGACCTCGGCCTGCACGATCTCGTCGCTGCGGTTCAAGAACCTGGTCGGCGGCTACCGTGTCGCCGACGCGCTCGGGACGGTCGGGAAGCTGAAGCCGATCGTGTTCAAGATGAAGCCGCTTGCTATACCCAGTCCGGATCACAACTACGGCGGGGTACAGATCGGTCTCTCGGCGGAGAATGTGGCGGCGATCGAACCGCGCTGCGCGATCTACGAGAACGACGGCAAGACGCCGAAATCCTACCGGCAGGAGTGCCTCATTGCCGTGCTGGTAGCCGGGATGCAGGTGCAACAGCGCGAGATCGAGGCGCTGAAGGCGCGGTGATTGAGGTATCGACGCATGCGGTGGGCGGGCGAATTTCTCCGGACAGGTAGACATCTACCTTTCGGGGTTGATGTCGGCTGCCGCGCTTTTTTCGAGCGACACGAACCGGGGAGACTTTTCGATGCGGTTTTACTGGCCGATCGCCAAGGTCGATGCCGAACAGCGGATGGTGTGGGGCTATGCCTCGACCGAGGCCGAGGACGACCAGGGCGAGACCGTCACGCGCGAGGCGTTGGCCGCAGCGCTCGACGATTACATGCGCTTCGCCAATATCCGCGAGATGCACCAGCCCTCGGCGGTCGGCGTCGCCACCGAAGCCGCAGTCGACGACAAGGGCCTCTATCTCGGTGCCAAAATCGTCGATAACGATGCCTGGCAGAAGGTCGCAGAAGGCGTCTACAAGGGCTTCTCGATCGGCGGCAAGGTGACCGCGCGCGATTCCGCCGATCGGCGGCTCATTACCGCGCTTCGCCTCACTGAAATTTCGGTGGTCGATCGCCCGGCCAACCCGGAGGCGGTGTTCGATTGCTGGAAACTTTCCACTCGCCCGGCAACAGGAGGCAGCATGCCCACTATCGCGGCGTCAACCCGCGCGCCCGTACAGATCTGGGATTGCGGGGTTGCCGGTCATCGCCATCTCGCGAAGGCGCAGGCGATGGGCTGCATCGAAGACCATGAGCCGGCCGGCGCCACAGCGGGAGACGACCGTACTGGCGATGCGGCCCAGGCGTCTTTGGCCGATCGGGGGCCGCCGACGGCCGCATCCGAGCCGGGCCGCGCAGACGATACGGCGTGCAAGGGTCTCGCCGAAATCGGCCGTCTGGCGCAAATCATCCTCGACCTTGAAGGACTGCACGAGTGCATCGCGATCGAGGCGGCAATGGCAGCGGACGCATCGCCCCTGCCCCAGCGGCTGCAGGCGATCATCGCCGAATTGCGCGATTTTCTCGCACCGCTCGTCGCCGAGGAAGGCGTCGAGCTCATTGATTGCCGCGATGCCTCGCCTCAAGGCGGGCTGGCCGCGATGGTCGTCGCCGACACTCTGCGCAAGGTGCGCCAGCCGGATCTGGCGCCGCTTGCCAAGGGGCTTGCCAAGCTCGCCGACGAGTTGGTGCCGCGTCTCGATGCGCTGCAAAAACGCGTCGAGGAGATCGCCCGCACGCCGCTGCCGCCGCAGACCCTCGCGCGCGGATTTACCGGCATCTCAAAGCGCGAGGACGGCGGCGGGGCGATCACCGCCGGCGAGGACATCGTCCTAGCGCTCGCCCGGATGAGCGACGAGGAACGCACCTTGACCTTGATCAAAGCGGTGCATGCCAACCCGATTGCTCCGTTTGGAGCTCCGATCAGCCGGCCCGAGGGATTCGCCAGCCGATAGAGCCTGCCACCTACACCCCTGACCAGACCCGGCCGTTTGCCGGGTTTTTTCATGCCCGAGCGGAAGGACACACCGATGAACCCAACCCAGGATACGCTCGATCTGGTGAAGGGCGCGTTGCGCACGCCCGACGACCGGATCACCAAAGCGATCACCACCGGCAGCGGTCTTGTTGCCTTTGACCTGCAAACGCCGGCGAAAAATCTTTTCCCGGTCACGACGCCGATCCGCAATTCGATAGCGCGGGTCGGCGGCGGTACCGGTACCGCGACCAATTGGCGCCAGGTGACCGCGCTGACCGGTTCCGGCTTCGACGCGATGGGCTGGGTACCGGAAGGCCAGCGCTCGGGCCAGATGTCGTACACGACCGCCTCCAAATCGGCGGCTTATGTGACGATCGGCGAGGAGGATGCGGCGACCTACGAGGCGATCAGCGCCGGCCGCCATCTCGAGGACGTCCAGGCCCGCATGACTTTCCGCCTGCTGCAGAAACTCATGCTGAAGGAGGAGATGGCGATCCTCGCCGGCAACGCTTCCCTGCAACTGGGCATCCCGGCGGCGGCGGTGCTGTCGGCCTCGGGCTCGGGCGCGACATTGCCGGCCGCGACCTATTCGGTCATCGTCGTCGCACTGACCCTCGAAGGCTACCAGAATTCGGCCGTGACCGCCGGAATCGGTGTCGCCACCACCAAAACCGTCACCGGCGCCGACGGCAAGACCTTTGTGCTTGCGGGCGGCTCGTCCAACAAGAGCACCAATGCGACCCAGGCGGTAACCTTGGGCCAGACGCTGTTCGCCAGCGTCACGGCAATCCAGGGCGCGAGTGCCTATGCCTGGTTTGTCGGCACCGCCGGCGCCGAGACGTTGCAGGCGATCAGCACGATCAACAGCGCCAGTTTTACTGCCCCCCTGACCGGCGGCCAGCAGGCGGTATCGGCGATCACCGCCGACAATTCGGCCAATCCGAGCTATGCCTATGACGGGCTCCTCACGACCGCGTTGAAAGCGGGTTCGACCGCCTATGTCAGCGTTCTGCCGACCGGTAGCGCCGGCACCGGCACGCCGCTGACCGCGTCGGGCCGTGGCTCGGTCGTCGAGATCGACACGATGTTTCAGCAGATGTGGAACCTCTACCAGGTGTCGCCGACCGTGCTCTACGTCAATGTCCAGGAGCTGAAGAACATCACTGCAAAGGTGTTGTCCAACGCCTCGGGGCCGCTGCTGCGCTACGAGGTCGGCACCGACGGCAACCCATACAACCTGGCGGCGGCGGGCGCG